CGGGAACAGAGACGCACAACTCCCGAAATTTGTTAGCGGGTGGAACCGCCTTACCACGCTATCTGGGCTCACAATGCTAACTGCTGGTGCGGCCGTAGAATCGGAGTTCCACACCAACAGTACGTATCCCTCGCTAGGGCGCACGGCACACAATGGGCTCAAGCGAACACCGTGTGCAATGCGATTGGTTACATCGTGCCTTCCCCAGAAACGCGTCCATGCCGAGCTGTTGACTCAACTCAGGGGCATAGCATATGGGGTCCACTGAAAGGTCCGGTCAACGAGAAGATCAATTCTGGGGAGCCGTTTAAGGAACTAGTCCTGCTCGAATAGAAATTCCCTGAGACCGGTCCGCCAGCGGACCCGATTTGCGATGCCCTGACACGGACCGCTTTCACGCGGCAGACGTCTCCCGTCCACCCACCGCCCCCTCGGACCGGCTTACTGTCCTCGGCCGCGGCCTTTGCCGCGACCACGACCTGTGCCCTTATGGCCCTTCGGAGGCACCGCAGCCTCCCCAACCGTCTTCCCCTCCCCCGCCACAGGGAGGGTAGTGGCCCGTTCGTCCTGGGCGTCAGACGTACCCTTGGATCGTTTTGTCCGTTGGGATTTATCGTCCGGCCTTGGCTGAGCATCAGGTGCCGGGAACACCTGACGTTCGCTTTCGCTACACCATCTGCCGCTAATAACCCGGGTTCCGTCCTTGCACATCGCGTTCTTCTCGTGCGCTGTGCATTTGGGGTTTGGACAGCTCCCCCTGAGTTGTTGGTGGGCACGGTGGCCCCCTCTATGTACGTGGGTGTACTCTGTCCCGCATGGAATGAGTGGGTCTTCCCCATCCCCATCATGTCGCAGCGGGAACGCACAAACGTGTCCGTGGCGCCACCAGGCATCCTCGTCCTTCCATGGACTGGGTAGTTTGCCATTGTGGAGACCAGTGGACACTCCCTCGTAGCACACCTTATCCATCGCCAGGTCTTTGTTGTCGACCTTGACGCGGAGCGCGGCAGGGAACGCGGGTGTCACAGTTGGTACAGCAGAGCTGCTTCCCCGGACGACCTGGGGACCAACTGACGCGTCGGGATGACGTAGCACTTCAGCACGGGGAGGGGTGGGTTTGTTTCCCTTCCCCGTGTCCGTCGGAGGTACGGAAAGCTCCCCCTGGAGCAGATCCAGCATCCCCTCTTTCGCCAATTCTGCAGGCATGTTGATTGCCCGCAGGTACGTCTCTGCGTTATCGTGGAGCGGGTGATCCGGGTCGAATCCTCGTTCGCGCGCAGCAATGTCCAGAGCCTCCCACATGTCGCCGCGGTGTTTTGCCACGGCATCCTGAGCCTTGCCCCTACGGACCGGCCATTTTGGGTACCCCTGTGCATCTACGTCGACCCAGTCCTCTCCGTTCTCGAAGAGGAGCCATTCATGCATCACGTAGCCGCTCACTTCGGCATTATCCAATTCCGCCCGTACTTCCGCCACTAGCTCGGTGAGAGAGCCGAGGGAGCAGTTCATCTCGGGATCGAGACGCAGCTCATCCTGACTCACCACCTGCTTGTCCATGCCGCCCTTGATGGCTCTCATCGCGTAGGCATGCCCCGCGTGGAAAATGAACCACCTAACGAACGGCATCTGGCGGCATTCTGCAGCCCGCCTGAGCGTCATTGTCGCGTATTCTGCCTGAATATTGATTGGCAGAACCGGTCCCTGCTCGCCCTCCTTCAGGACAAACGAAGGCACCGTGCTGACGATGGTACGCTCCAAGTTGCGTCCGGCCTTTGATAGCGCGTAGAATATCGATCCGCCCCTGGCGGCCCTCACATACCTTGAAAGAACTTCTACGGCTCCGCGTGCGATCTTGGGGACAATAGTCTTCCCGTAGAGCGCCCACCGCTCGATGCAGTGGCGCCTTGTGAACCAAACGCACGACATCGCAACGTCGTCTCCGTCGCCTACGTTGATTGGCAGCTCCGCTGCCTCCGCATCCGTCGTCGTCGTGAGCCCTGCCTTTATGAATTTGGCCAGGGTCGCGCGTGCCCTCTCCGTGAGACGGTAGCGCTGTGCGTC